CAGCCGCATTGTCAATGGCAGTTTCCATTTCATTTGATTTTGTTCTTACATCTGCTCTAAAAGTTGTAACAGCACTTGGTACTGAATATTCTGCTACATCTGTTGCTTTAATTACATACCAATCTGTCGGTGCTAATAATCCACTAGCTTGACTTTTAATAACTCTTTTCTTTTCTGTTTTTAAACCATAATTAATTACTTGGTTTCCATCTTCGTCTAAAAGATTATTTCCATCATCATCTTTAGCATCTTCATCATTTAATCTTTTTGCAGTTGCTGTTCCAAAACTTGCTGTTGCTACTCCATCTGCAAAGTTAAAAGATTGATTGGTGTTGTTGTAGTATGCTTCATCTTTTTTATTTGAATTGTCAAAAACTACTTCATAAATACCTTTAGCTTCTTTTTCCTCTTTAGACCATAAAGAAAAAATATTACTTGGATATTGAATATCGCCAATTGTTAATGCTCTTGGCTTATTATATATTTTTTTTATTTCGTTATTTTCTATTAGTGCGTACATAAAATTCCTATGCTACTGTTAAATTAAGGGTTCTACCAACTTCAAGCCATTTTGCTCCATTGTATCTAAAGCTAAACAAATCGCCCTGACCTCCTGTTGTAGTAGCTGTTGGTGCTGTATCTGCTGCAAACTCAAATACTGCATTCCAACCAATTGTATTTGAACCTCCAGCATCCTGAATACAAAGAATCGAAATAAATTGTCCTGTAGTTGGGTTTGATGGTTCATCAAAAATCACGTTAGCTGTTAATGTTACTTTAGCAACTGGTGATGCTCTAACATCCCAATCCTGCGTTGCATCAAATGTTAATGTATCTTCTTCAAAATATGCTGCGCCTGTTATTTTTGTTAAATTATTTGAATCTGCTGATAATACTTTAGATGCGGCACTTGTTCCAAGTGTTGCAAGATCATTATAGTTAAGCTCTGTTGTTGTAGAAGTACAACCATCTAATAAATTAAGTTCTGTAGCTGTAGAAGAACAAACTACATCTTCATTAATTTTAGGTGATGTTAAAGTTTTGTTTGTTAAAGTTTGTGTTCCTGTGAGTG